CTTGCTCAGATAGTTCCTCATCATTTACAGGACCACCTGCAGGAACAGGCTCTCCACCTATACGTCCATTGGCTTCCATATCTGCTAACCCACGTTTAGCTTCATCTCGTAGATCTTCAAAGAACTTGACACCGTAGTATCTGACAACATCAGCAGGAACGACATACTCACCCTCAGAGAGTTGTGCAGGAATGTCATCTCGTACTTCCTCTGCGAGAGAACCAGGTGGTACTTCGTTTCCTGATACTGGATCTACGTCCAGATCATCATCTATTATTCCACCCTCATTCATAAATGCCATTTCCATTTGATCGTCCATTACCGCACCACCTCTTTTAAATTTATATCTTACATCACTAGGGATATTTACACCTGTTTGAGTTGGAACAGGTTTAGGAGCTTCTGCTTTCTTCCAGTACTCAACACCTTTAGCAAACACACGATCACCAATAACTGTTGCTTCTTTAGCACCTCTAACAGCTTGTCCTGTTTTTAAATCAATAAATAAATGGTGTACTCCTGGATTAAAACCAATTTCTACTAAGTCTTTATTGCTATCGAGTAGATTCTTATTAGGCACATACTCGCCATCTACAGACATAGCATTAAATTTACTTTTAGCTTCTGGAGTATCAATACCTTTTATTTTAGATGCAATCCCTGTTCTACCAGTTTGACTTACGCTAAATACTACATTTTTAACTGTGGCAAAAGGTAAGTAAGATAAAGCTTTACCACTAAAAGAACCTTTGTGTAGTGTCTGAAGTTTGTCCAGACCTTTAGGCATGTCAGGTATTGTAGAGTTTAGATTTAAACGAATACCTACTTTTGTACCTTCAGGCACTGCAGTGTTTATAAGACTATTTGCCCTAGTGTTTCCTGCTGTGGCATTTTTAGCTTTTTCTGTCATATCAGCAGCAATAGATGCGTCATATCTTTTTAGGAACTTACCATCTTGTAATGCTTTGTTGATACCAATCTCTAAGGGTTCAGCGACTTTTTTCTTAATAGCTCCTGCACCAAATGCTGACATTGCTGTAGGATCTATCTCGTATTGTTTTATTTTATCAGCTAGAGCCTTGATACCTTTGGCTCCGTATTTACCTGCAACACCACCCATAAGAAGTAGACCACCTTCTATGGCAGCACTCTGACCTGCTTCTGTAAACTGACTCTTTATGTAGTCGTAGTCACGCTCCTGTTCAGGTTTCATGTACTCCTGTGCAACGTTTGCTATGTTTACACCTGAGTCATAGAACGGAAGAAGATACGTGGCTGCATTATCAATACCCTCTTTTAGTTCTTCTGTAGACACCTGATCTTTAGCTTCTGAAAAAGATCTAAGCCCAGGTCTTTTAGAAAGTGCGTTACCAAAAGCGTTATCTGTTTGAGCCTCTAATCCACCCTCGTTATACTGACCTGTACCAAAGTGTCTGCTAGGAGTGAACAAATATTCTATAAAACCTTTGAAGTCTTCTGAGTAAGGTTCAAGTTTTCTTTTTAATATACTCATATAACTTTCATCAGGATCGTTGTAGTAGTATTCAGAGTTAGGATCACTCTGAAGCCTGTCTACCATTTTAAGATCTTCATCAGAAAATCTAGGCTCTTCAGTCTGGTTTAGGTCCATTCACTTCATCCCTTAAAAACTTTAACCTACGGAGTGCTTTTGCTTCACCCTGCAGTCTAAACAAGTCTTCCTGTTTTATAGTTTGTTCCATTTGAATATGGACGTGGTTGAGTCTTCGATCCAGTTCATCGTTAAACGAGTTCCAGATCTCCATGTTATTTACCAGTAGTTTTAATTTCATAAGTGTTCGTTATCCTGTGTTACCAGTGAACCCTTGCTCTCCTGGTAGTGGTGCTGTGCCTGTACCTACTTGACCACCACCTGATCCTTGAGTGTCTTGTACTTGAGCACCTGCAGGGGGTTGCTGTTCTCCCTGTTGAGGAGCACCCTGTTGCTGTTGTGGAGCGTTAGGATCTACTTGTGGTGGTGGATTATCTGCTTGGAATTTCTTGAGGATCTCAGCCTGTATAGCTGCGTCACCCATAGAGTTTGTAAGTTTGTCAGGATCAAGATCCATAGACTTAGCAATCTCTCTGATAATATAATCCATTTTTGCAAAGGGTGCAAGCACTGGGTTTTGTACAACACCAAGAAACTGCATAAGTCTCTGACTACGAACCTCGTTAGCCATCAAGCTTTCAGTTCCTTCAGCCTTTACAGACAAGTCACCCTTTATGTTATCATCGTAGTCAAACTGCATGTTGAAGTGAAAGAAAGCCCTACCTATAGGACCAAGAAGATAATCATCTATATTTTTAACAACGTTACGTATACTACCGTTGGCAGCAGACATAAGCATAGAAATACCAGAAGCAGTACGACCCACTCCTTGTATGCCTGTTTGACCATGAGCGAAAGAAGGGAAACCTGTTGACTCATCTGCTAACACCCTTGCTTTATCGAACATCTGCATGTTCTCGTTAGATACATTCGGAAACTTAGTACCAAAAATAGCTTGACCAGGTGCCCCTCCCTGTCTCCTAAACACTTTGCCTGGATACACAGAGAGGTCTTGCCCTGGGACGAGATTAGTCTCGTCTACCTCTATGAGTAGATTACCAGACAATGCTGCGTTATCTACTGACATCCTCATAAATCCGTTCATAAGATTTTGTGTATCATCCATATTTTCTGCAATACCTACTCCAAAGAACGAGTAAGGGTTTACCTCAAAAGGAACTGCGTAGTATGGTAAGATAGAAGGAGTAAATGGGTTCATTACAAGACGTAACACTTGTCCGTTACAAACCCATATGTTTACGGAAACCTGATCTTGGTTCTTTAATTCTTTGGGAATCTCTATGTCGTATTCTTGTAAAAGGTCTGTGTCAACATATCCCCAAAACTCTAACACTGAGTATCTCTCAGCTTTTGTTTCTTGATCAGCCTCTTCCATGACTTGTTCCCACCACTCTTTAGAGTAGGACTCTCCCATGCCGATAGCTGTATCAATAGCGTTTGATCTGAAGAAAGGTCTTTTCTTTAACCCACGCATTTGAGATCTAGACATCTTGTGTCTCTCAACTACGTACTCTGCCTCATCCATGTTGTTAGCGTCTGGGTCAGGATAAAAGTTCCAGATACTTACACTAGATGTTTGTGGTACAGTTTTAATTGTAGGTGTGTACTCACCATCTTCTGACCAAGAAGGGTATTCCTTATCGTAAGCAAATGGACCCTTCATAATACCTGTACCAAACAAAGCAGTTTCAAATGCTGCTATGCGTAACTGCTTTCTAGCATTTGACTCTTCTAGTTGGTCATGTATTTTCTTTTCCATCTTTTTAGCTGCAATCATAGCAGGATGGAAAGTAACTTTACTTGGAGTTGTTCCTGGGCCTTCTTCAATAAGATCTTGAACAGGATCTAGTTTATTACGGAGTGCTCCAAGTCTTTCTCGTAAATCAATAATTGTTTCACCAGGCTGTAGTCTCGTATCATCTTGTGGCAATGCACCATCAGACTCTTGAGCCTTACGCATGTTGCTGTCAGTCTCAAAATTTACAGTGTCTGTTATACCCTCTGGTAAAACAGTGGGGTTAATAGAGATAGGAAATTTGTTAGACCCAAAGAGTACATCTACAATTTGACCATAGGCTGCAAGAACTTTTGTCTTAGTTACTTTTACAAATACTCTAGACTTTTCTGTAGATGTAAACTGTACGTCTGATCCGTACACACCACGATAGTTTTGATAAGCTCTAATCCATCGTAGTTCGTCAGTGTATCTAGCTTTCTCAGCCTTGTAAAATTTACCCTCAACAAGACCTACTACTGTTCCTACCTTTTCATCTCTACTGCTATCAGCATCTTCTTTATCTTCTATAAAAGAGGATTCCTCTTCATCCATGTAAAGTTCGTCTGATTCAAAGATATCATCTTCTTCCATTAGTTAATCCTTAATATCCAAATGTGGGATCTGATGCTTGAAAGCCTGATCGTTGAGAGTCTGGGTTGAAATCAAATAAGTTGCTTCTGGGTCTAGTCATCACACCGTATCGCAAAGCATCATACAGGTGATCTTCTGAGTTGGTATCCACGTCTTCAGGGTTCTTTTTATCTAAAGGTATGGACGGTAGTTGAGAGATAAGATTTGTGCAGTTATTAAATAGAACAAGTCTGGGTTCCTCTGTAAACTCATCTACTTGTAATCTTCTGTGTAACTCGTTTTTACCTGCTACACGAGAGCCTTTTGATCTGTCTGCAGGACGCCATCTGCATCCTTTCATAATCATCTGCTCTGCTAGGCTAGGTCCAGTATCGCCTCTTTTATGCCAAAGAGAGGAGTCTAAAACTCCGTACCTTATTTTTTCTCCTTCTTCCAAGTCCAGGATCATGTCAGCCAAGTCAGTCGCTATAACCTTAGAAACGTACAACTCCCTGTAGACAATTAGCTGTTCAGATCCTGGAACTATTGCTATCCATACAACGCCTGTGTAAGATCCGTATCCGTAGTCACAGGCTCTAAAACGAGTCCAGTTTGAAGGTATATCGTAGGGATCAACTACGTGTATCCTTCTGTTGAACTCTGGAAATGCCGAACCCTCATTTATATCCCAGTCACCTTCTAGAAGTTGTCTCCTCTGGTGTTCAGGTAAGGATAAAAGGTTTGCTTCGTACATCCCATCCTCAGATAGGTAGGGATTATCAAACAGGGTGGCAGGTATAAACTTTCTTTTAAATAGAGGTTCACCCTCTCTTGAGTGACCTTTAGGCCATTGGATCACGTCACCGTTTTCGTCTGTTGCCCAGAAAGAATTTCCTGGAGCACTAGGTTCGATAAAATATTTTCGTACCCACTGATGACCTGGACCACCTGGGTTGCTAGTAGCTCTCATGTAGAGAGGTAGTCCACTAGCCTTTGTTGCACGTAACCTTGAGCGCATATATGTCCAAGCGTAACTGGAGGGCCATTGGGTTAACTCATCAAAACCAATCCAGTTAAAGGCTTGCCCTTGATACCTCATAACGTCATCATCACGATCAAGATACGACATCCAGAGTGTTGCACCGTTAGGTGCTACCCAAGTCTTATCTCTTTCCATAAACTTTATTCCTGGAACAGCCTTTGGGTAAAGCTGTTTACTTACAGAAATAAGTTCTCGTAGCTCTTCTGTACTCCTACGAACAAGTAACATTCGTGCATGTGGATTCGTAAAATATCTAACTGGATCAGCCACCATCGAATACGACTTGCCACCACCTGCTGCTCCTCCGTATAGTACTTCTTGCTCAGTGGATGCTAAGAACTTAGTTTGTGGACCTGGGTTAGGCTCAAATATTACCTCTTGTTTGTCCACAGAAGGGACAACACTCCCCTCTTTCGAGTTTGATGTAGTCCTCATCTGTGTCAAGACTTCTGGTACTTCTACCACCAAGTCTTTTCTCTTCGATTTTCTGGCTCTTCCTTGCCGCTTCTTTATATTTTTTGGCATACTGCTTGTAGTTCGAGGAAGCTCTACGCCTTTTTTCTTCCATTCTGACACGTTTATACAACCCTACATGTGATATTTCTCTACCAGATTCTTTAGATAACCAGACTGCTACTTTCCTAGTGCTGTATTCTTGAAGAAATAGTTTAGCTTTTTCTAATAACTCTAACTCTTCAGGGATAGGTAGCAGTAAGTCTGGATCTGTTTCATCTTGTTTGTAACCAAAAGGTACGTGTCTTCCTACTCTTACAACAGGATACCACTCTCCTAGTTCTCCCCTGAGTGGTATCTGCCAGTCTACTTTGGTTGGGTGATCTGCTGTTGTTGCTCTTTTACTCATCATCTTTCGCAGGTAAAATAAATAAAGGCTCTGATGTCTTTACTTCTACCTTATCTGTTTTAGTAAATCCTGCACGATCCAGAATGTCTTTAGCTGCTAACATCTTTTCTTTTACACCTAAATCAGTAGGGTCTTTCATAACAGAAAACATTGTGTAGGCTGCTTTGGTTGAAGACTGTGCTATAAACTTTTTTGTAACGTCTGCTATTTCATCTGTCAAAGTATTAACAACAGAAGTAGAGGCTACACTGTCAGCGTATCCTGCTAGTTTCTTAGCCTGTACAGGATCTCCTTGTGCTTCTTCAAACAGTACGTCTAAGAACTTCTGTTGTTTTTCTGTTAAGTTTCTTGCCATTATGCCACCATATAAATTATAAAACCTAGAGCACCTGCACCTGTTAAAATAATAACACCTGATATTACCCAAGTAATTATTGTTTCAATCATTTCTGCTTTACGGTACTCTTGGTCTTTCTTTTGTTTACGTATTCTACCTTCAGTTGCTACTAGTTCATCCCAGACAGATGGACCATACG